CTCCTTGCCGGCCTTGCGCCGCATGGGAAAGATGCTGTTGGAGGCCGAATACATCGTCAGCAGCGTGCCCAGGATGTTCTCGTGCCGGGCATCCTGCGCCTTGTTGATCGACTGCAAGAGCCCGTCGATCTCATCGGTCTGGAACAGCATGGCCGGCGTGCGGAACATCGAGTCCTGAATGCCCTCGCCGGAGGCAAACTTCTCGCCAAGTGATTCCACCAGGCCCACTCGGTGCAGCACGAACGTGTTCAGTTTTCGCGGCCAGTCCTTGCCGACCGAGGAGTAAGCCAGCGCCAGCAGGTACAGGTTGCTACGGTTGTCGGCCTGGTCGCGGACCTTGCGGCCCGCCAGCACGGCCTGCAATGCCAGCGCACCGGAGAACGCCAGGGGGACGTTCGGGTAGGGCGCCGTGGCCAGGCAATGGTCCAGGACCTCGGAGACGAAACCGGGCACGCGGAACAACTCCGGTGGCGGTGGCCCAGGATCGGAGTATTCGGGAGAAGAAGGCGCGGAAGAACGAGACGAACAACGGCAGATGATGTGCGACAGGTCCACATCGTCGTCCGTATGTTCGCTGCCGAATCCCCCGTCCCTCAACGCGCTGGCCGCCTGGGCGAAGTCGCCTTGGTGTGCGAGCAGGGCATAGACGGCAAATGGCGAGTAGGCGCGATTGGATTCGAACGGCGCCGCGTTCGAAGAAAACACGTAGAACACCCGTTCCCGCAGGGTTGCGCTCCAGCCGCGATCCTTGCCTGGCCGGCGCCAGCACTCGTTTTCGCCGCCACGCACGCATGTCCAGCCGTGGCGCACAAGCACAGCGCGGACATCGCCACTCTGGTTGAAGGCATCACCCGGGCGACCGCATATCTCCATTGTCTCGACCGAAGTCTCTGTGGCAGGGACCGCCTCATTGAGCGCCGAGGCGGCCTCGATCAGGATATTCCGCTCGGCCTCGGTCAGAACAGGCAGGTTTTGGAAGTCCCCTTGTTCCAACAGGTAGCCGGGCGTCGGATAGCACAGGAAAAGTCCGCCCTCGCCGCGGGTCTCGATCAGGGTCACGGTCACCTCGTGCCGGTCACCGACACGGCGGGGGCGATACCGCTTGCCGCCAATGGTGAGCTCTTGATCGTCCGGCGCCACGATGATCCGCTGTGCCAGCTTCAGGTTGCCCGGGATCGTGGCCTCGCAGCGATATACGACATGGCACCCGCCCGACTGCGACCGTTCGATGACCAGTCGTTCCACCAGACCCGGCGCCTCGGTGCCGACCAATTCGGCCCACGGGGTGAACATCTCCGCTTCGAAATCGAAGTCGATCAGCTCGAGGTTGCCCGAGACGGACCCCGTCAGCAGGCAGATCGGCTGCGAGTCGGTGAACCAGTTTTGAAGCTGGTGTTCCGTCGGCCGCCGACGCTGGTACTGCTTCCAAGCCGACAAGGCCGGGCGCTTCTCTGCCAGGATCGCGGGCAGCGGGCACAGGCCGGCGCCGAGATACGCACGTGCTGTTTCGATCAAGGCCGACGCTCCTGCTTGTGACGTTTTCGCTTCATGCCAGCCTCAGAACGGAATTTCCGTCTCTTCGTAGTCGCCGAACTCGCCGGCCGGCACCGGCTCGGGCATTGGACCGAGCTTGTAGCCGATGATGCGGTCGAACTTTTCGCCGGGGATGTTTCGGACGGTGATCTTCTCGGCGTGGGCCACACCGCCACCCTCGGCGATCTCGACGGCACGCTCGGCCGTATCCGGAATCGGGTCGAGCGAGCGTCGTCGCCACCACTGAATTGCCTTCTGCCTGGCGTAGCCGTCGTGCTCGAGGCAGACGAACTCGGATTGCCAATGGTTGAGCCCGAGCCGGTAATCGACCCGCAACGACTGCGGCGCGCCTTCCGGTGCGCCACGCTTGGTGTGGACGCCATAGGCGATGTCCTGGACGTCGTATTCCGTGTCGCTCACCTGCTCTGAAAGGATGCCGGCCTCGGATGCTTTGGCATCATGCTTCTGTCGATCGGGCGGCGGAAACTCGTATCCGCAGTCGGGGCAGACCGCGTATCCGGCGGCGATCACAGAATGGCATTCGGGACACTCCTTGGCTGGGGCCTCGCCATTACCATTCGGAATGTGGTCCTTGACGCGAATCTGATCGACTGGACCATGCCGAAGGACGTTTCCGCCAAAATCAAGGACAAGGCAGTCTTGCTTGCCAGGATGCAGGCGAAAGCCACGACCGCACATTTGGTAGAAGAGTCCCGGCGACATCGTCGGCCGCAGCAGCGCGACGCAGTCAATGTTCGGTGCGTCGAAGCCGGTCGTCAGGACGTTCACATTGGCCAGGTATTTCAAGTCGCCGGCTTTGAATCGCCCCAGCAGTTCGTCGCGTTCCTTGGTCGGCGTGTCGCCGCAGACGAAACCGCACTCACGGCCACTCACATCCTGCAAAACCTTGGCGATGTGCTGGCCGTGTTTCACTCCCGAGGCGAAGACCAAGCACGAATGCCGGTCGTGCGTCAGGCCGACGATTTCGGCGCAGGCGGAGACGACCAACCTATCCTGGTCCATCAAGTCCTCGACCTCACCGGCCACAAACTCCCCGGCGCGGACGTGCAGACCGCTAGTATCGGCCTTCTCCCGGCCAGCCTTGGTCACCAACCGACACAAATAGCCGTCGCGGATCAACTCCTTCACGCCGACCTCGTAACAGACGTAGTTGAGGATGTTCTCCGGCGCGCAGATCATGCCCGACTTGAGCCGAAACGGCGTGGCCGTCAGTCCGATCACGCGCACGTCGGGGTTGATTACCTTCGCGTCGGCCAGGAACTGGCGATACATGCCTTCGCCATCAGGAGGGATAAGATGGGCCTCATCGACGATGATCAGATTGAAGCTGCCCAAGTCGCAGGCCTTCTTGTAGACCGATTGAATGCCCGCCACGATGACCGAGTGCTCCGTGTCGCGGCGTTTGAGGCCGGCCGAGTAAACGCCGAAGTCCACCTCCGGGCAAACCTGCGTCAGCTTGTCGGTCGTCTGCTCCAACAACTCCTTGACGTGGGCCAGGACCAACACGCGCCCGTCCCACAGACCCACGGCGTCCTTGCAGATCGAGGCCAGCAACGGAGTCTTTCCCGATGCGGTCGGCAACACAGCACATGGGTTGTCATCCCGCGTGCGCAAGTGCTCGTAGATGGCCGCCTTCGCGCATTCTTGATATGGACGCAAAGTGAGCATTCAGATCTTCTCGATTCGAACGATGGTCTTGCCGCCCTCGACGGGCCTCCGTTTTTCGATGGACAGCCGCACGATCTGACTGTCGTCCGCATACGCCCCGCCGTGTTGCATCGCATCCAACAGGGCCTTGAAAACGTTGTCGATATCACGGCGGCGGTTGTCGGGCGGGAACACCACGACATCTACCGCCAAGCGGCCGCACAGCGGCCGGATGCCCATCGCCGCGAGGATCGCCAACACCCGTTCACGGAAGCGGCGACCCTCACGGCTGATGAGCGTGCGCGGCCCTACCCGGCGCCAGTAGTGATTGATCGACGGAGGATAGGGCAGCTCCAGTTCCATCACCCCGCCTTCCTCCACGGTGGCGTGGTGTTGGTCGAAGCGGCGGCCGGCGCCGCGGGCTGTTCCTTCTTGGAATAGCCCTTGATCTCGTTGCCGATCTCGTCAGTGTCGCTTCGCTTCTTGCATCGCACATGGATCACCAGCGGCAGGTTGTGCAACTCCGCGCTGTCGTTGGGCGCCAGCACCCCAACCGCCCGACATACGGCGGATAGTTCCGCCCTGGCGATTTTGACCGCCGTTGCGTTCGGGTTGTCGAGGTTCAGCCGTGCCCAGAGCACACGGTTGTTGAATGGCCCGTCGATGATCTGGAACGTCAGTTGCAAGTAGCTCCCCGTGCCGGCCTTGTTGGGCTTCATCTCACTCTCGGTGATCACTGCCTGGTACTTGCCTGCGGGGATCGGATCGAGAGCGGCCGTGGGTTCTACTTGATTGGCGTCAAAACCTCTGAGGTCAGCCATTGGATTGTCCTTTCAATTGGGTGTTGGAGAGGGCCGCCATGAACGCCGCCCACGAGAGCGGCAATTCCTCGGCGATCCCGAAACGGTTCTTGGCAATGCACGATGGACCTCCGACGCAACGGAGGATGCGCTCACCACCGTCCTTACCGATGGCGTTGGCAATAGTGCGCTTCCGGTTGAAGCCTGCATCTTCGGTCTGCGTGCGGAACTTTCGCGTGGCGAAAAGCACCGCGTCGGACCACTCGCACACCAGCGCCGAGGCATGCTTGTGCAAACGCGGGCTGTAGCGATCGTAGGCCGAGCACTCCGGGTCCTCGAACTTCTCGACCTTGGCGTGCGCGATGCAGATCACGGCCATGCCACGGTCGATCCGCAACCGGTTGAGCGCATCGAGGACCTTGCGCCAGTGGGTCAGGGCGTGCGTATAGCCGCGGGCATAGCCGCCATCGACCTTCTCGATCGACGTGACGTTGTACTGCCGGCAGAGGTCGTCGAAGATCAACCGTTCCAGCCAATCGAGCGAGTCGATCGCCACGGTCTGGTAGTCGTGCTTTTCGACGTGCAGCTCGGCCAGCGCCGTCAGCACGTCGTCGACGCTCTTGGCTAGCGGGAATCGCTCGCAGTCGATTTCCGACAGTCCGTCCTCGGTCGGCACGAAGATCGGCTGGGGCGCCTGCGAGGCGAATGTCGACTTACCGATGCCCTCGATTCCGTAAAGCATGATGCGCGGCGGCATCGGCGCACGGCCGCGCTGGATGTGTTCGAGCATGCTCATAGGCGATGGTTCCTTTCGCTAGATTTAGATGGGCTTCAGTTTGCGGATACGCTCGTAGCCGGTCGGCCAACGGTTGAGGCAGCGGCACTCCTGCAGTTGGGCGATTGCTTTCTCGTTGTCCTTCTGGGCCCGGCGCAACAGCCGCTCGCTGATCGCCCAGACCCCGCAGCGATGCGGCGTCTGTTTTTCCAGCGAGATCACATGGGCCGGCAAACGACGACCGGCCGTCTGGGCCAGAAGGGCCCGCTGAAAAGCCAGCAGATGCAGCACGCCGCTATCACGAATATGCGTGTCGCGCCAGCGGAAGAAGTCACACGTCGTGACGGCCACGAGACCTCGCTTCGGATTCAGCCAATCGATGCGGGCCTGGCACGGAACGCCGCAGTAGCGGGTCCGCACAACGCCATAGGCAACGCCGTCGGAGAGCAACTGCTGGGCGCCGTCGTGGGCGCGATATGCGAAGTCGATCTGCTCGATCAAATCTGCTTGGTCGGGCGTGAGTATGGGCTTGGTCTGCTCGGCAGCCCACCGCCAATACTCCGAACTGTACTCGCTCAATGGTCTCCCGTTCTGCGGATCAATGGGGCCGGCGAAGGCATAGTGGGCCCGATAGCACTCCGTTCCTTGCAGAATCCGGATTTTGATGGCTTGGTCCACTTCCGCGTCGCGTCGACGTTCCGGTGGCACCAAGCCGCATTGGCGTTTGTGAAAGAGGAAGGCGTCCTGTCGGAAATCGCCGAGTTGTTCGCCGTCTAGGTACTGCCCGGACTTGGTGCGATATGCCTCTTCTGATTCGTCAGCGAGGACGCCAAAGTCCTCGACCAGAGCGTGGCCGTTTCTGCTCTGCCAAAGCGCTGTCAAGTTCATGTCTGTACCTCTTGAGGGTTTTGTTGCGGAAAATGGTTAAGCCGTTCGACACGGAACGCATCTTCGCCGAATTCGCGCCGAAGAAAGCCGATGAACAGGCGGTTGTGGTCGCGGCCGACCGCCGTGCCGGAGTCGATAACACAGGCTCGGCGGTTTTGGTCGAAGAAATGGGCTGCATCGAGACGGACCTGGGCCTCGCCGTGCAAGCTTTCTGCCGACAGAACAGCCAGCAACAGCGAGGCCTCCAGGTCCTCCGGCGGCACGTTCGGCTTGAACGTGTAGCGGTACACTTCGGTGGTCATGTTTCGTTTCTCGCGCTGGAAACCGGGCCTCTATCTCTTGACCTACCCGGTTCCACCCCGAGGTGACGAAAAATATTACAGATAATCCCTCAGGCCGGCGTCCTCGAACTGCTGTCGTAGGCGTCGGATTAGCGCACCCAGCGAAGTTCGCGGGATACCCATGTCGCGAGCAATCTCCGACCGCGTCTGCGTTTTGAGCCGTTCGGCCAGGTCACGAAGCTCGTCAGGGAGCTTGGCCATCACGTCTGCGAGATCTTGCGCGAGTCGAGAGAGTTCCTCCTCGCTACGGGGATAACGATGGCGCTGAGTGTTGAGGTCGCCTTGGCTGATCATCTGCGCCAGCTCGACCTTCTCGCCCTCACCGATGTCAATCATCATGTGCAACGTGTTGACTCTTCGGTGATCCCGCTTTTCGGCCTGTTTATCGCGTAGAATGTTGGCGACGTATCGCTCAACGATCGCGGTAACGAACCTGTTGCGGTGGGCAATGTTAGAATCGAACGACCGCATGCCCTGAAGGACCCGAACGTAGAAATCATGCTCGAGGTCTTCACGATCTTGCTTTGTGAAACCGGCACGGCCAATCAATTGCTTGATCTTCCGTCGCACAATACCACGGGTAAATCGGTCAATCTTTTCATTAGAATCGTCGTGTAACACTTTGGTTCTCCTTCCCGGCCGGAAAGGAGAAGGCGTGGGCCACGACGATAGGCGAAGGTATGCAGGCTAACGACAAAGCGGAGGCGATGCGAGTCGCGCCTTGATCGGCGTCGCCCACAATCGCCTCCGCTTCGCGGCCGGACAAATGTCTGGTAACTGAAATCGGACAACATGACGTCGCAGAACGGGGGCCTATCCCTCTGTTAGGCTGGCACCTCCGTGACGGTTGCTCGGAATGGCAAACCGTGTTTGATTTCGAGCACATCGATCGTGCCGTTTTTCAACTGGTCGAGAAAAGCAAATAGGTCGAGGACCTTCCGCTTCAGCAGAAAGTCAGCAGAAGCCGACTCAGGTCGTGGACCGTTCTCACCGCCAAACAAGTGCTCACGCACGATTGCTGGGCTGGGATGGAGAACCGGCTGGCCATTGCGGACGGAGAGCCGTTCGATCCGGCCGAAGTTGATGCTTTGCATCAATTCGACTAGACGAGCACGACTGGAGGACAAATCCTGCTTCGAGAGGTTGCGCCCCTCACTGGGCGCTGGCGTCGTAACAACCATGATACTTTTCCTCGTGTGTTTTCTGGATCACCACCTCGGTGATCCGCACGAGTAAAGTATCGCCGGACTGGTTGTTTTAATCGGTGCGCAAACGGTGTCGAAACAGTTGCGGAGTTTTGGTTATCCTTGGCGGAGTTTTGTTGCGCGGGATACGCCTTTTTCCGTCAGCCAACAACCACCGTTCCGCCCAGTTTTCGTCTTGATCAACTCACGTGTGTTGAGTTCAGACATGACGGACTTCAGGGAGTTGGCATCGGCGTTTGCTCCCAAAGCCTTGGCCGCAATCTCCTCCGTGGAGCGGCGCTTGTCGGAATCGATCAAGTCAAGTTCAAGCATGGCGACAAGAACATTCTGAGCACGTTCGCCGAGTGGTTCTTCACCAGGCAGTGCCACACGATCTGTTTCCAGGGGCTTGGGTTTCGGTCGGGATGCCGCCCGGGACGTCATTCGGTAGATGATCGTTGGATGGGAGGACTTACGCAAGGCATGGCCACAATTCGAACACTCGCACTCGTCCTCTTCGTCAAAGTCCTGACGAAAAGCATCCTTCGCCACCAAGTTTTGACAGCGCTCGCATTCCACCATCTCCTCGCATTGAAGGAGCCCCTCTTCGGCAAGGAGCTCAAAGACGGAGGATACTTGGTTCTTGTCGGCATCGATCACACAAGCAAAGTCCGCAGGGCGCAGGGGGGCCGTGGAGAAGACTTCGGACAACCGCTCATCGACCGAATGGGCAACTCGCTGCAGATCGAGGTGCTTACGCACAATGACTTCGGATTCTGGAAAGTACATATCGTATGGTTCGTTCTTCACTCGGGGTTGGGAAGTTGATGCGGTTCTTGGCGCCGACAATGATCACGTGCATTTCGGACTCCAGTGGATTCGGGACCGGGTTTGCAATGTGGTTCGGCAACCAGTAGAAGTTGCCCGAATGCCCTACGCCTGACTTTCGCACGGCACTGAGGGCTGAGTCGATTGCGACATCGCCCAATAGCGGGTCGGACGCCGAGGCGCTTTTGGCTTCGATGTGCCGCCCCTGCAAGGTCCGGTACTTGATGCCATGAGAACGGGTTTCGCCGGAGCCGCTTTCTTCCAATTCATGCAGTTTCTTGATCGGGCGACGCAAATCGATCGTGGTGAACTTTGAAATGTCGAGCCATTCGGCAGTCAACTCAAAAAACTCCTCGGCGACTTCCGCGTAATCGAATCCGGTCGGAAGTTGCGAGATTTGGAGGAACGCCGTATTTGCAACCAAATCCCATTCAAATGCAACCAGACTCCGGGTAACGCGATGCACAAAGGCTCGAAGCTGAACATCCTCGCCTTCTTCGGTTGTCGTCGCATGGTCGTATTGCTCGTTGCGTTCCCACCAATCACGCCTCTTGACTGCTGTAACGCGAAGACATTTGGGATTGTGCATGATCGACGACACCTTCATCTTCTTCGGTAAAGCGCAAGGAAGACTGGCGTTGAGGTACTTGTCACAATGGTGTTTTTTGAGGAGTCGAGCGACCCAGTCAGGCTTTCGCCAATCGTCAATCGAAGACTGCGGCCCGTGATATAGATAAGCGTGCTGCTTGCCCCATGGGATCACCTCGTCGAGATACCGCACGATGGTCGATAGCGACAGTGTTCCGTCCGCCAATGAGTTCTCAATCCTGGCCCGGAGTTCCTCCTTTGTGCCCGACTTCGGAAACCCATTTTCAGAGAGGAACGCGGCGATCTTCGTTTTCTTCAATGCCAAGAGGTCCGTCACGATTAACGCCTGCTCGTCTTCAGTCAGTGCCGTGGGGGCCGGGGGCTTGGTGTTCATGGTGTATCCTTTCTCGTGAAAAGTGAAACTGATTTTGCCGGTTGTCTCTAACAGTTTCCAACGCGATCGTAGGTGGCAATGCAACCAACGAGCCATCGAACGCGTTTTTGTTCAGTTGACGCTAAACACTCGGTCCAAAAAAAATCAGTCAAACAACATCGCCGCTTTCTTCGGGAGAAGGAGTTTTACATCCTCCAGTCGAATCCGCATTGCCTGGGCCGAAACCTGAAATAATTCAGCCAGTGGCCTGCTGGCATGTTCCAGCAGCATTTCGTCGATGCCGTTCTCGCCCGGTGTGACACTGCCGCGACGCAGCATTTCAGCGGTCAGTATCTGACGCTGATTGGCCCGCAGGTCGCTCAGGTAGATCGGCTCCATGTTGCCTCGCCACTCGTGCCAGGCCTGTTTGATCATGTCACGAGGCATGAGCAGGCTAGCAGCAAATCGATTTGCCTGAATCTCGACCGGACTTCGGTCCGTGGACCGGCAGACATAGCTTGGCTGCTCGGTGCCATCGAGCAGAAGCGATTGTTGGTCGGCGCGATGCTGATAGTACTGTCGATGTAGACGCCAATGACCGGCTTCGTGGGCGAGCGTGAAATGATATCGGCCGCGCTTAGCCGGGTGTTCTTCTGGGTCTAGCCCGATGTCCACGCCCACGATCTTCTCGTCCACCCAAAGCACGCCGTGGATTTCTCCGACTTTGAACAGCTCTTGGAAGTTCTTGAATTCCACAGTCAGACGCAGGTAGACGTCGACGATGTCGTCAATCGGAATTGGTGGTGCGGTCACCGCGCCGTGGCTGTTGCCGAATTCGGCCAGCAAGAGGGCAGCCTCGTCCTCAATGTGTTTTGGGGCCAGGAAGGGAACCTTCGACTTAGAATATGCTGTTCGGTTTGCCACAGCATCATCCTCCTTCTTCTTTCATCTTCCTTGCCGTCTCACGGAGGATGCGCCATTGTTCCGCAGTCAGCCCGCTGGCCTCTCGCAGCAGCTCTGGCGCCTCAGTCGGCTGCTGTTGGATGATCTCGGGCAAATCCACGGGCACGCGTCCGGCCAGCGCGATCCATTCGTCCGGATTCTCACCCAGAAGTTCAGCCATCCGTTTTACACGGTCGGCCGTTGGCGGCAGCAATTTCCCCTGCTCGACTTGCGACAAGTAGGTCGGACTGACACCGACCAGTTTGGCGAACTGGCGAAGGCTGTATCTTCCCTCGCGTTTTTCACGCAGGAACTGCCCGAAATGTGTTGGCTTCTTACCCATACTACAACCGTGTCTGTAAGCTAAACGCCAAACATTCTAGCCGCTTGTGGAATTGGCACAAGAGGGGCCGCAACGAAGACGCCATGTGCAGCCGTAACCTATTGCTAGGTAAGGAGTTCCCGCCAGAGACTCCGTTGCTTCTGCCAATTGGCCACCGATACAATTGGTTGAAGCTGACGGAGATGAATAGGATCGTTGCCCCGTTCGACCCGGGGCAGGAATAGTAGCGCCTCCTGGATATCGGGCGCCAGAAGTCGCAAATTCATGATTTGCGTGATCCGGGCGCGGGTGACATGGCCTAGCCGCGCCAGTTCGGCGTAGTCAGCAACGTCGCCGGCCTGAATAAGGCCCTCGAAGCGGATGGCCAGTGCCATGAACTTTGAAATACGCGGTATTCGGCCGGCCGGATGCTTGGACGCCGGCGGCTCGCCTTTACACATCTCCTTCCTGCTGCCCCGATTGCGACGGCGGAAGTGGATCGTGGATTCAATTGACAGCGATTTCGTCATGGTGTGTCCTCCGTATCTTGGTTGGCCAATTCCTCGGCCAGCGTCCGAATGCCGTTGGGATGAAACGTGATCGTAACTTTGTTGTTGGTTCCGTCGTAATCGACTCGTTCGACCAGTAACTGAATGACGCGGGCCTGCTCGCGTGGCGCGAGCGACTCCCACACCGGATCGAACACCGACATGGCCTTGGCAACCTCGCGCTCGTCAACCAGCTTGTGACTGAGTGCGATGACCTGTTCACGAATCTCAGTAGCCCGACGTTCCGTGACGCGAATCCGCTCCTGGAGATCAGCCAAACGAGCCGTGGCGGGCGTGTTTCCGTCGTTTGGGGCGATCTGATCGAGGAGTTGCCGGACCTCGCCATTCCACTTGCCCAATTCGCGCTCCAGGCCGCGGCGCTCGACTTCAAGTTCGGCTACACGCGACTGCCCTTGACTCTTGGCTTGGGCGATCGTCTCGTGCAACAACGTCGAGTCTTTGCCAATACGTTTGATCTGATCCACAACGAATCGTTCGATTTCCGGTGCCGGGATCGACTTTGAGGGGCAGGTGTCCCATCCGCGTTTCTGGGCGTTGGTACAGACGTAGTAGCGATACCGCTTGTTGCCTTTGTGTGTGGAATGCGTGGGCGACATAGCACAGTTGCAGGGCACACAGCGCAAAATACCTTTGAGCAAGGCGCCGAACTTGTTGCGAACCGGGGCGCCGCCTGTGCGACCATTCCGCTGTAGCAATGCCTGGACCCGTTGCCAAATGTCGTCGTTGACGATGGCCGAATGTTCGCCATCGTGGATTTCGTCCTTATAGGCGAGCTTGCCAATATACGTGACGTTGGTGAGCAGCTTATACAAGCTTGTCTTGTTAAACTGTTTCCCGCCGCGTTCATGCCCCTTGCGGGTCGTCCAACGCTTATTGATCCAGCCCCGGCGGTCGAGTTCCTGGATGACCGGCAGCAATGCCTGGTATTCAAGGTACAATTCGAAGATCGCCCTGACGCGGACTGCCTCGTCCTCATTGACAATCAGTTTCGACCCCCGCGGGTCAACGTCATAGCCCAAGAGCGGCATTCCGCCAGACCACTTGCCCTTTCGGCGGGTCGCCGCGATCTTGTCCCTTGTTCGCTCGGAGATCATCTCCCGCTCAAACTGCGCGAAAGATAATAGGACGTTTAACACCAACCGACCCATCGAGGTGGACGTGTTGAACTGCTGTGTGACCGAGACGAAGGAGACATGGTGTTTCTCAAACACTTCCATCATCCGGGCGAAGTCAAGCAACGAGCGGCTGAGCCGATCGACCTTGTAGACCACCACGCAGTCGATTCTGCCGGCCTCGATGTCGGCCATCAGGCGTTTCAGCGCCGGCCGGTCCATGTTGCCGCCGGTGAACCCGCCGTCATCGTAGCGGTCGGCTAGGCACTCCCATCCCTCGTGGGCTTGGCTCCTGATATACGCTTCGCCAGAATCTCGTTGGGCATCCAGGGTGTTGTATTCTTGGTCGAGGCCTTCTTCGGTCGATTTACGGGTGTAGATCGCACAGCGTACCCTGGGGTCAACTGGCGTTTGTTGTCGTGTTCGCATCTTGGTCATTTCGCACCTTCCTGCCCATTGAGGCGGAAGAAGAGATAGCCGTTGCAGTGCGTGCCGGTGATCGCCTTGGCCACGGCCGAAAGTGACTTGTAGACCTCGCCTTCAAACTCAAAACCATCGGGCAGCACGTGGACTTGAAGGGTTTGCCCTCGGTACTGTCGCGTGAGGATTGTGCCGGGCATAGGCAGGCGATCATCAGCGGCCAGGCGGAGCGTCGCCACCGTGGCTCGATCTGTCGGGGCGGCGGCACATGGCGGCATCTTGGGCGCCGTGGTGCGCAAGTCGGCGTCGTTGGCCAGTTCGGCAGCACGTTGCCGGGCGCGCTCGGAAATATCGCCCTCGACCAATGCCTGCATTCGCCAGATGATTCGCCGTGTCAGCCATTCTTTGTGCCGGGCGTTCGTCGTTTCGCCGAACACATCGGCATATTTCGCCCGCAGCTCATTGACGGTCATTCGACGCAGAGCAGCGAGCTCTTTTCCAACGTTCAAATCCATGAAAATCTCCTTTTCTCGAAGTCTCGGGAAACCGTTAACCACGATGGACACTGAGCACGGTTTCCGCAGAAACCTCAAGGCCAGCCAGGGCAAAATCGGGAGATTTTTCCAGTTTGTCGGCCGGAAGTGCGGCCCGGGTATGGAGTCGCAGCACCCCACCGGCCAGAATGCCGGCAATTTCAGAAAAACGCTCGTCAGGCGTCATTGAAGACGGATCGTCGATCGATTGCATGGGACTTCTCCTTGGGGAGTAGCCCACAGCGACCTTCGCTTGGCGCTGTGGCGCGCCGTCTGGCGTGACAGAATGGTTAACAGCCTCTATCTGTTAACCTACCCGGTGAGAGGACGAGGTGACGAAAGAAAAGAGGTTGGCGGAAACACCGACGAACTCGACTCGATCCTTCAGTTGGTCGGCCTTGGGTCACGGGCTTCGGCCCGGAGCCGCCGTTCGCCGTTCTTGTAGATGAACTTGAACTCACCAACGAGCCTGTGGTCGTCACCAAAGAGGCGGCGCTTCCGCGCGATCATGAAATCCACCAGCCCTTTCATCACCGGCTCGTGCGAGGTCAACTTCTGGGCCATGTCCAGAAAATGTCGATCGCCGTTGACGGTTTCGTAGACAACGGCGTTCCAGACCGTGAAGGCGATCTTAAGAGATTGCTCCATCTGGTCGTCGGAAGCATCCGGCCCCAAGGCATCCAGCAAGGGCTCGGCGTAGTGCAAGAACGTCTCTGAAATCTTCCGCTCAGGAAAGTGTGTAAGCTGCGATTTCTTGGGCATCCGTTTCCTCCGATCGATCTTGCTTGCGGCCTCTCCCGCTGTTGTAGCGTTTAATGTCAGCAGGCTGCTATTCCTCCTCCGGTTCAATCAGCCGGACGACTTCGTTGCCGCATATCTTGCAGGTGCCTTCCAACAGCAGACACTCATTCTCCATCCTCCCGGAACGTAGCTGTATCGGAGTGCCCGTCAGGCAGTTTCCGCACCAAACGGTTTCCAGAATCTGCTCT